AACCCTTTCCTCCGATGCCGAAGGGGGCCACGCCGCCAGTCACGGAAATGTGGGGCAGTTTCAGCTTGGGCAGTTCCCACTTGAAGTTCACGAAGGACTTGATCTTGTCGAAGGCCGACTTGATGAAGTTCTTTGCGTTCTCGATGGGGGTGGTCATGATGCTGACCACATTGCTGAAGGCGGACTTGATCTTGTCAATCAGGCCGCTGAAGAAGCTACCCCAGTTATTGAAAATGCCCTTGATGGCGTTCCATGCGGCGGAGAAGGTATTGGAGAACCACGATCCGACCTTACTGAAAACGCCCTTGATGCCGTCCCAAACGCCGGAGAAGTAGCCGGTCCATGTGGAGACGATACCCTTGATGCCGTCCCAGGCTCCCTGGAAGTCCCCGGTCAGCACCGACTTAACCACGGAGAAGATGCCCTTGATGGTATTCCAGATGGCGGCGAAGTAGCCGACCACGGCGTTCCAAACGACCTTGATGGCCTCCCAAGCTGCCGAGAACATTCCGGCGAAAAATTCCTTGACCACGGAGAAAACCAGCTTGATATTCTCCCAGATGGTCTTGAAGTAGGAAACGGCCACCGCCCAGACCAGCTTCACGCCCTCCCACGCCACTTTGAACCGGGCCACGAAGAAATCCTTGACCACGGAGAAAACGGCCTTGATGCCGTCCCAGATGGCGGTGAAGTAGGGGCCGACTGCATCCCAGATAACTTGGATCAGTTCCCACCCCTCCTGGAAGGCTCCGCTTATCGCATCGATCAGCGGCTGGAGGCTCTGCATGATCTTCTCCCAGACCTTCTTGATCCCCTCCCAGAGTTTCTTGAAGGCAGAGACCACGGCTCCGAGGATTTTGTTCACGCCGTTCCTGAACCAGTCGCACTTCTTGTAAAGCACCACCACGATGGCGATCACGGCGGCGATGGCGGCGATGATCAGTCCGATGGGGTTGGCGGTCAGCACGGCATTCAGCGCAGTCTGTGCCGCCGTGAGTGCCTTGGTGACTGTACCCCATGCGGCTTGCGCCAGCTGGGCGATGGTGGTCTGCCCGGTGAAGAGCGCCACGATGACTTCTCCCAGCTTCAGGGTGCCGTTCATTGCGGCCTGGGCGATGTTCGCATTCTTCGTGGACATGGTGAAGAGTTTAAGCTGCACCTGTGCATTTCCGAATGCGGTAGCGATGCCCTGGATGGCGGTGCCTACCTTGAAGGCTCCGTAGACCGCAGCGGCGGCGATGATTTCTTCCTTGAAGTCCCGGATGTGCAAGATCACATTGAGGACGGTGTCCACTAAGGTCATCAGGCCGTCTGCCGCTGCCGGGATAAGGGTGCCGCCCACATACTCGATGGCGGGTTTCGCCGCCTCGAAGGCGTTCCAGAGGGCGGTGCCTACCCGCTCTGCGATCTCCCTGACCTTGTCGATAACGCCCTTGTGTTCCTCCATCTTTTCAGCCACGCCACGGATGGCGTTGCCTACGGTGGTGGTTACGAAGGTGAATGCCTCGCTTGCCTTATTGGCGATGGTGTCGAGAGTGGGCTTGACCCTGTTAAAAAGACCAACGGCCTGTCCAACAAAGGACTTGATCTTGGGGACTGCATTTGTGATCAGTCCCTCTGCAAACCCTGTCATTTTGTCGGTGAGACCCGGTAGAGCTGCCGAAACAGAATTGATGGCATCCTTGGCCATTGGTGCGAAAGTTTGAACGAGCCGGATTTTCGCATCGTCCACCGCACTCCCAAACCGGGCCATTGCGCCAGAGAGGGTGTCGGTGACGGTATCGGCCATTGTGGCGAGTGCGCCGTCTGAGTTGTAGAGGGACTGGCTTAATGCCGCCCACTCAGATACTCCCTCTGCCGTTGTGGTGTTGAGGCCGGACATTAGGGCGTTCAGCGCATCGATGTGCTGCTTGCCACCAATTGCTGCGAGAGCGGCGTTCCGTTCCTCCTCCGTCATGTTTTTGGTAGCCTCGCTGACCACTTGGATCGTTTCTGCCAGTCCGATGAAGTTGCCATTGCTGTCAAATGCAGAAATGCCGAGTTGCTCCATCATCTTTCCGGCTTGCCCGGTGCCTGTGGTCAGGTTGTTCATGACGGCGTTTAGGGCGGTGCCAGCCTCCGATCCCTTGATACCTCTGTTGGCCATTACGCCGAGGGCGGCTGCGGATTCCTGAATTGGGACATTCAGGTTTTTCATTGTGCCGCCTACACCGATGTAGGCCTCCATCAGCATCTGCGCTGTCTGGTTCGACTTGTTGTTCGCCATGGCCGCTACATCGAGGTATTCCGCAAGGTCTGCGATCTCGATGCCGAGGGCGGACATGGAGTCCGTTACCAGATCTGAACAAGTAGCCAGATCCATCTGCGTGGCCTCGGAAAGACGGAGGATGGGTTCGAGGCTTGCGATGCTGTCGCTTACGGACCAGCCAGCGAGGCTCATGTAACCCAGAGCCTCGGAGCATTCTGTTGCGGTTTTGGTGGTAGCCTTGCCCATCTCCAAGGCTGCCGCTTGCAGGGCGGCGTATTCATCTGCGGTTGCACCGCAGATGGCCGCTGTGTTCGCCATCGCCTGATCGAACTCCGAGTAGGTATCGACTGCATCCGAGACGAACTCACCGATCTTGAGAGCGCCCCACGCCGCTGCCGCAACCGCAGCGGCTTTTTTAGCAATGGAGCCGAGGTTGGTGACCTTCCCCTCGGCTGTACTCATTGCACTCTTGAAAGACCCTGATACAGAGCCAGCGATCCGCACCGCCAGCTCGTATTCTTTACCTGTGCTTGCCAATGGTATCAGCTGCCTCCTTTGCTATTTCGGTGAACTCCTGCATGGGCAGGCGCAGAAAAAAGTCCACGCCTGTCCGCAGGGTCATTGAAAGATTGATACAGGCCTTACGCAGCTGCTTTCCGTTGCCGGGACTTAGGCCTCGGCGTAGAAAAAATTGGTTACCCGATTCTTGACCTTGATGGCATCCTTGGGAGGAAGCTGCCGGAAGAACTCAATCGGGAGGCCAGTAGCCACGCTTGCGATGAAGAGGGAGTATTCCATGCTCATCTCCGGCATGGGCGTGAATACGCCGTTGGTGGCCAGATACTTATCGGCGGCGATCATGTTCTCTGCGGTCAGGTTGTCCAGGCCGGAGAGGTCGATGCTGGTGTATTCCTTATTCTCGAAGATGTAAGGCTTGCCGAAAGTAACCACCGGGGAAACTTCCTCTTTCTTGGGTGCTGCCTCAACATGGGCAGTGGTGGCGGGGGTGTTAGTATCCTTGTTCATAGCGATTTCCTCCTATTAGGTGAGTTTGTGAACCTTGGCCAGCAGATCTACGCCGTTGATCTTGAAAACGCCGTTGATCTTGTCCAGTTCGACCTTGGACTTGCCGTCCATCTCGATCAGGATGTAGGTCAGTTCCAGAGCGATGGAACTGTCCATGGGGCCGCCCTGCTTGACGGTGCCGATGGCGATCTTCTTGGAGCGGCCTCTGAATACCACTCTCATGCCGATGTAATCGACAGCGCCGGTGGCCTTGACCGTCTGCTGGATCGCACCACGCAGGGTCAGCTCCACGGGGACGGTGGGGTCGATCAGCTTGAACATATCTTCGTTGATGACCCGGAAGGGAACCTCCTGTTCCATGCTGCCGTAGCGGCCAGCGATGACGCTCTCAAACTCACCGAGGATGCCAGCACCGCTGATGGTTTCGGTGACGGCCTCGAAGTCGGGCAGAGCCACTTCGCCGGTCACGCCGCCCAGCTTGTTACCGCTGAGGTAAAGGTTGAAGTCATGGATGACTTCGGGAATTCCTGCGATTGCCATCTTTATTCACCTCCGATGAGAGCGCTCTGGAGAGCGTCAGTGTCAAATTCCAGAATGTTCAGGATGTCCTCTGCGGGGACATAGGGTGCCAGATGCTGATGGAAGGTGATCTTGCCATTCAGGATATCCGTCACGGGGTTCTCCGCTTCGTTGTACTCGATGTACGCAGCGGCGCACTTGCCAGCGGAAACATAGGCGTTGCCACGGATGTTCTCGCTGTCCACCACGCTCTCGATCAGGCGGGTGTTCATGGGATCATCGACCTTCTGGAAGTAGGTCAGGATGAAGGAATTACCCCACCAGCTGAAGAAGCGGCGGCAGCAGAACCAGCGATCCTTGGGGTCGGTGGTGGCGGGATAGGCAGCGGTGTTGTTGCCCCAGGTGCGCCAGCCGTTCACATTGATGGCAGTGGTGATGCCGAAGCTGTTCACGGTGTTGGCCTGAACCTGATCCAGAACGACCTCGGTACCGTCCTCCAGAACAGTGCCGGTGATGCCGACCAGCTTGTTGGAAGGAGAAAGGCTGGGGACATCATCGTTGTTGGCATCGATGTATGCGGTCAGCGCCGCCATGACGGCGGAGTAGTGGAAGATCTGGGAACCGACTGCTACGCAGGGCCACAGGGGCATGATGTGAGGACTGGTGATGCCAGCATCCTCCTTGGCCTCTTTCAGGTCGGTGTAGACGGTGCAGCCGTCCTTGCTGCTGTCGATGTCCACAAAACCCTCGCAGGTAAAGTAGCCGTTGATTTCCTCGCACTTGGCGGCGAGGACGATACCCACATCGGGGTTCTGGCTCCAACCGGGGGCAATGATCAGGCCGGGGGTCATGCCGGTCTTGGGGTAGACCTGACGCAGAACTTCCAAACCCTTTTCCTCGCCGGTGGCGCTGGCTCCGATGATATCATCGGCATCCACGGCGGTGGGGTTGATGGAGGTGGACTGGATGGACAGATCGGTGGCGGCTGCGCCGGTACCGCTGGCCAGCAGGGTGATGACCAGATGGCCGTCATCGTTGAAGCCGAGGATGTAGTCGGTGTCCACGGTCAGGTCATCGCCACCGCTCACGGAAACCTTGACGGTGTCCAGAAGGATGCCGGGAACCTCGACCACGGCCTGAAGGTTCTCGACCTTGACGGTGGCGGCTTCGTTGTCCTTTTTGTGAACCTTGGGGTCCAGGACATTAACGAAGATCACGGGAGCCACGCCCAGCAGCTTGAAGCTGGCGTACATGGACTCGCAGAGGGTGTACTTGGCGTAATCCTTAGAATAGCCAAGCTGGGATACGGCCTCGCTCCAGCTGTAGGCAATCACCGGCTTATTGGTGACGGCATAGGGGTCAGCGGCGAGGTTGACGGGGGCGGTGCCGAAAACGACCTGAAGGCCAGCGGTACCCTCAATGGGTGCCACTACGCCGGTGGCCTGTTCAAGCACCCGCACTCCATGCTGGTATGCCATGATTAGTTCGCTCCTTTCGTTGTGGCGCTGAAGTTCAGCGCCTTGTTATACAGGGTGTAGAATGCGCCCTCTTTGTTCCTGATCTGTGCCATGGCCACGGCGAGGTTCTTCACCGGGACACACAGGCCGTTCAGGTACGGGGCGGTCTTTGCCGCCTCTTTCAGCGATTCGGGCATTTCGCTATAGGTGGTGTTTCGTGTGGCCACGCCGGGAATGGTGGGGCCGACATAAACGATCTTGCTCATACGAGTTCGCTCCATTTCCGTCTGGTGGCGGGAAGGTCAAAGGTGAGGTTTGCGGCTCCGAAGAAGTAGGGGTAGCTTTCCTCATCCTGAAGCGCCCAGTTGAAGGGGTCCCTGAATACGAACTGTCCGGCAAGCAGGGGCGTTTCCTCGTAGTGGTGCTGGATCTTCTCCAGAATTTCCAGAACGATTTTGTGTCCCTGATTGTTCGGGTTGTCATCGTAGCCTCCGATCAGGAGGATCACCGCCACTTTGTGGGGGTCGGTCTGGGTGGCGATGCCACCGCTGTCCAACCGCACGATGATATAAGGGAACGGATCATCGGCATCCTCTGTCTGCCTCATAGGGAGGTTCTGTTCAAAAACGGAGACGGCGGCTTTTTCGCCCTCCGGGGTGGGATAGCGGCTATTCTGAAAGAGGATCGTGAGATCGTCTTTCACCGCCTGTTGGAGTTCTCTTGCGTTCATCTCTTACTCAGCACCTTTCCTATTTCGGTTTTAATGTTTGCCATGAGGTCATCGTAAATGTCCGGCTCAACGATCCCATAGACCCTCTCCTGGCTGCCGACCATTGTAGGAATACTGTTCGAGAGCAGCTTCTTCAGGGGGTATCTTTTCCGGGTTCTTCTCTGAACTATGGACACATGACCGCTGGCAAACTTGGCGAGGAATGCCTTTGATCCGGCTTGCAGGGGTTTCATGCTACTGGAGAGCAGCACCTTGGCCTTTGTTACCGATGGGCGATTCTTAGGCTTGTAGGTAGCCGGGGATACCTTGAAGTCCTTTAGTTCCATCTGCGCCCCGGTGAT